GTAGACGATACTCCAGAGGTTCAGAAGACAACCTCTAAAGTCACACAATGTCTTCAGGTTCTCCTTGATGTTTCCCGCGAGTACGGGTTTGAAGGAGAGTTCCAACTCACTTCCACAGCAAAGCACTGGTCAATACTGGTAGCTGGGGCTGATGGTAATTGGATGAAAGTCGTTAAATATAAATTAAACGCTTTCTACGCTTACCATCGGAACCAACCCCTTCCAGAGACACCCTTTAGGGGGGTCTCGGACCTACCAGGTGTGCTTTTCGGAGGAAAGGTCGGGAGATTCCACGCACTGTATTTTAAAAGAGCATCAACTTCTGATATCGCCTCATTCTTAACTTCTGTTCTAAACAGTAAGAAAGGAATGCCGCGAGCAGGAAAAGAGGCACTAAAAGCAGCAGAACGTGAACTCGCCAAGGAACTACAAATCAAACCCGCAGTCAAGCGGATAGAGAGCCTAGCACAATGGGGAGATGTAGAAGAAATGCATCCCCGAATTGCAATTACACTTTCAAGACACATGTTCAAAGAACAAGTTAAAAGAAGAGTTAAAGAGCTATTCGGAGGACATACTTATACAATTCACGATCGTGTTGAGGCAATCTTTCCTAGCACATCCGCACACTATGATAGCTCTGTGAAGAAAGGGGGCGCCGTAGGAGCAATCCTACGACATCCCGAACTACTCAGAGAATTAAGAGTGCCGGGGGGCCACATCAAGATGAAGACAAACAATCAGGAGGAGATCGAAGACGAGGGCAGGGTGAACGCTGAAATGGATTACACAGATTTTAAGGACGCTTTCTCAATCTTATGGTATAGAATGCTAGAAGAGACCGACAAAGAGTCGGGATCGAATAACATAGTTACACCAATAGCTTTACCAGAAGCACTTAAAATTCGAGTAATAACAAAAGGTTCAGTATTCACTCAAACTGTTCTAAAGGGCATTCAAAGAAAACTCTGGGGAATTCTACACAAACATCCTGCCTTCCAGCTAATAGGAAATGGCAAAGTCACCGGCAAATTTATGCTCGATAGACTCGGTCACTTTCTAAAGGATTTGGAGGGTTACCTATCAGGCGACTATATAAATGCAACGAACAATCTGGAGAACTGGGTCTCAGAAGATATAGTCAACGCAATATGCGATGAACTTAATATCCATGGGATTGAACGAAACAGATTTCTAGCAAACCTGACAGGAAATTGGATTGAGGTAGAAAAAGAAACCCCAGTGAAACAAGAAACAGGACAGTTAATGGGGGCGGTAACAAGTTTTCCAATCTTGTGTATAGCAAATGCAGTGGCATCATCGTGGGCATACGAGCTAGACTCTAAGAAACTAACAACTCTTAGGGACTGGCCAGGAATGATCAACGGCGACGACATAGCAATGAGATGCACACAGAGAGGTGTAGATGCATGGAGACAAATCACAAGGTTCATTGGTTTAAAAGAATCAATTGGGAAAACCTATTACTCAAGAGAATTCGTTAATATTAATAGTACGAATTTTCAAAGAGATATAGAAAATCCCGAATTCTTTATAGACACAAGAACCGATGGAGTTACTGTCGCTAGATTTACGCCATTTCTGGAAACCAAATATATTAACATGGGTCTGATGAACGGCCTTAAAAGGTCTGGTCTATCAATTGGTCTCTCCGACCAAGATGATCCATATAATAACGTTGGCACTAGATATAGAGAACTTATGCGCTCCTGTCCACCCTCGATGAAGGAGTCAGTGCACAAAGGATTCATTAACAAACACCGCGACTTAATGAAGAAGACGCGTCTTCCATGGTATGTTCCTGAGTGGATAGGAGGACTTGGCTTAACCGGCTACAAAGAACCACCAGAGTTAGACTTACGAATAGCTCGAATGATTCTATTGAACTGGAAAAGGATAAGACCAATATCGCTAGCTCATGGAACAACAAACTGGAAAACGTGGCAGCTTGCAGAAAAGCGGGTGCCAAAGCCCATCGACGTAACAGAAAAGAACGCAGGGACTGAACAATACAATCGAGTAGTAGGTCAAAAGTGTATAGACCTGCTATTCGATAGCGATATTCAGTTAAATGAACTATTCCAAGAAGTAACTTCAGGAAGGAAAGTGAGTGCCGCCATCCGTCATAACGCGAAGCTGTGGGACCCGAAAAGGTACTCAGGCCGCCTACCAACTCCAATGACGAACGACGCATTAATATTCCGACCCAAATATTCAAGCTACGTCGAAGTTAATGAACCTAAAACTCCAATCTTCGATCTCGACTGATAGAACGTGTGACAAAGCAAACGGGACGCTTAATAAACAACAGTTGTATTACAATCTGTCGTCTAAGGCGTGGTATGTCTGCAAAGT